CCCAGGAGGTATTACAAATCCGGCAGAGCTTGATGTACCGACAGTTGCAGTACCAACATTGTTTACTACTCCGTTAATTGTGACGCTTGCGCTGGCGTTTGTAGTGAGAGTTACGAATAGATAAATTGGCTTGCCTGTGGTGTTGTAATAAGTTGTTCCACTTGTCCTAGTAACCGTCTGCCAAGTCTGCCCATACCCTAAGCTACTCATTGCAGTCAAAGCCTGACCACCGCACCCTTGGATGGTGCTAGGCGTAGTTGCCCAAGTACCCGCAGTAGCTTGTGTGCTTTCAATGTAACCGACAACACGGTAGGCCAAGTTTGTACGCGCAGTGGTCGAATAGACAGTGGACGCGCTATCCGCTGCGCCGGCCCCGCCTTCAGCAGTGGTACTGATCAAACCAGTTTCGGTCAAATCATTGCCGCCCGAAATGTTGACAACCGCCAGTTCTACTGTTCCAGCATTGTCAAGAGCCAATACAACAATGCGGCTCTGCACTGCCGAAACAGTGCCCAAGGTTGATCCTGACGATACGACTACAGAAACAGGCGATGAAATTACCCGCGATACCACAGTACCGCTTGTCAAGGTAGCAGACCTGAAATCCAGTGTGGTTGCGCTTAGTGTGACCGTGAGAGCATTGGCAGCCACAGACGCAGTGATTGGCTTGATGGCAGACTCTGGCACTTTGGTCAATGACCCGCCGCCCTCAAAAGTCAAAGTTTCAGCGGTAATCGTGCCAGTTGCGGTGACGGTGGTGGCGTTAACTGTGGTAATGTTGCCAGTGGTGCTATTGACCGTAGTAATCGTGCCAGTTGTCGCGGCTAGCGTGGTGAACGCGCCAGTGTTAGGCGCAGTGCTACCGATAGGCGGCGGCGAAGCCAACGAAGTAACTAAGGACAGGTAGTCAATGGGCGTGGCAATGTTGTCCACGGTGTACAGCAGCACATCAGCGGATGTGAACACGCTGAATTTGTACGAAGACGATGGCGCCAACCAGATGTTGGCTTGGCCTAACGAGTTCAGAATGATTGGGTTAGTATTGGCTGTAAGGCCACCAGCGTCCGTAAAAGTTGCCAGCGGCGTGGTTGTGCCAGCCGAGTAAGTGTAAATCTTGCCGCCAACCAACGGGTTGCCATCGCTGCCGTAAATCTGCTGCTTGGGTGTGGGGGTAAGTGATGCCATGTTTATTTTCCGATCAAAGCGTTCTTAATCTCTACATCTGAAGGCCGCATGGCATTAACTGGCCGGTAGTCCTTCGGCATAGCCTTTGCAGCTTGATACGCCGGCGTCGCCATGCGCTTAGCTGCAAGCCCACTTAGCGTGGTGCCCGCAGCGATGCCAGTAGCCAAACCCGCTGCCGCGCCGGCAGGGCCAAGGGGCGCGCCCAAAGCAGCACCAAAAGCACCGCCAATGCTACCCCGCGAAAGCCGAGGCAAACCGCCAACATCGGCGGGGGCCAGCGTGAAATATTCAGGAAAATTAGCCGCCGCCTTAGCAATGTCGGCGCCAACGCCTGTTATCCGGCCTCTGCTTTCTTGGTTCATTTTGACATACGCTTGCGGGTCAATTTTTTCTTGGCCGTAATCTAAAGCGCGGGCGTGCTGATAAATTTGCGCTTGCTTAGTTCGCGCTGCTTGAATGCCGGCCAACACTTTTGGGTCTGTTACGTTTGCATCAATCAATTTTTCATACGCGTCGGCAATGCCCATGCGCGTTTCAGCTTCGGCCATTTCAGGGGCTGATGGTGGGTTGACGCCTTTGTCTCTACGTTTGTAAACGTCAACGGCTTCTTTGCGAAGCGTGCGAATGTCGTTAAGCACATCAACGCCGCTTCGGCCTGGGCTTATTTCATTCGTCATGTTGTCGATCAAAGTATTTGCGGCTTCAACGCGGCCTTTGGAAACCGCCGAAGCAGGTTTTTTTAGGTTTTGAAGTTGCGCTATAAAATCGACGTCAGGCGTCAGCATTTTAATTTTTTTAACCGCATCGTAGGGTTTACCTGCGGTGTCTAACGCCTGATCTATTGCGCTGGCGTTTAGCCGTGCGCTAGGCTCAAGACCTAAGTCTTTACGGATCGCATCTGTAACTGCTGTTTCATTAACCTTGGCAAATTTTGCTTTTAATTCTGGCCCAACAATTTTGCCCATCAATACGTTAGACGCAGTTGGGTTTGAAATAGCTGGTGGCACAGCAGCGCCAATTCGTTGCGCGGCTTGTGCGGCGTCTATGATCGGCGCAGCAGCGTAAGAACCAGCAACATTTGCGGCTTCAATGCGCGCGCCGCGCGCGGCTAATGGATTTGCTAAAGCGTTGCCAATTAACGCGCCTTCAGCGCGCGCAACATCGGCTACTGCACGGGCGGCAGGCATTACTTTTGGTGCAAAAGCGCCGCCAAAACCACCAGAAAGATACGGGGGTAGCTTTGATGCTTCTGCTGCACGCCCAACTGATTCAAGCGCTTCTTGCGCCAATTGAGTACGGGGCTGGTATTGAATTTGACCGGCAACTTTGCGTTTAAATTCTGGCCCCCCGGCGCCGGCCAAATACACTGGCAAACCGGATAGGGCAGCAGCACCGACAGCAAACGGCGTCTCAATAACGCCGCGAATTTTGTCAACCGTAGAAAGCGGTGGTGCAACCGTAGGTGCCAAGTTAGCACCCGGCTCAGTTGGAATTTGACTTATCCCGCCACGGCCAGTGGGAATGCCACTGCTGGGTTGGCCGGAAGCCTTGGCTTCCAACTCTGCCATGCGGCGCAGCGCTGCCAATTCTTCGCGTGGGTCCATAATTATTTACCGCCAAATCGTTTGCGAAGTTGGTCAAGTTCAGCTTGTTCTGCGGGTGATAACGCGCCGGCAGCGGCAGGCGCGGCAGCGGCAGGCGCGCCGCGTTTAGGCAGCTTGCCGTCACCTTTAACATACGCGTTGTCGATGTCGTCAATAATACGCAGGGCGGCTTGGACAGACTGACCAGGGTCAGAAATTGACTTCAGCATGGTTTGCAATTCCACGTTGGAGTTAAGTTGCTGCGCCGACATGCCGGTAGCATTTTTAATAGAATTGACCAATCGCATCCGCGCGCTATTAATCACATCGCGCTCAACTTGCTCTGGGCTACCGCCTGCTCTCCCAAGCATTTGGCCTACGCCGGAAGCAGCGGTTGCTGACATAAGATTGGATGCTACATTGCGCTCTGTGCTTGGAATTGCGCGCATTGTGTCCAAAGCCTGAAACGACGCGCGAAGATTATCCAGATCATCTGCAAGCTGCGTTTTGCCAGCTTCCGTTTTATTTTGACGCAACGCTGCACCAGGTTCTTTACCCGCAACGCCAATGACGCCTGGCGATCCAGCACCGCCGCCTTGTTGGTAGCGGCGGGCGTCAATGGTAATCATTTGATTTGGGTTGTTAGGGTCAACAATAGTTGTAATTGTTGGCGCAACAGGTTGGACTGGCGCGCGGCCAGCAGCAGCGCGGGCGGTAACAAAGTCTTGGAATGAACCTTTAAAATTGCCACCGTCAGGTGTTTTGGCAAAAGTGTACTCAGCTACCATGCTAGGTGGCGCAGGGGGTGCAGGCGGCTTTAGATCGGCGGCACTTGCGCCTGCTTGCGAAAGAATGCGTGTGCGATCTGCGGCAGGCAACGCCAGCAACTGACTGACTGTAGTGTTTACTTGATCTGGTGAGTACAGCCCCTGAATCAACGCATCTTGACCAAACGCAATAATGTTTTCATCGGATGGGTTAGAAGACAGACTGCGTTTAAGGTCATCGCCAAATTTACGTTGCGCGGCTTTAAGGTCAAACCCTGATTTAGCCGCTGCTGCTTGGCTGGCTGTAATTTGCGCGGCGCTTGCGTCTGCTGCGCTGCGCTCTTTGCGGTACGCAATTCCTAAAGTTGGGTTTACGCGAAACAACTGCGCTTCATAGTCGGCAGCGGTTGGGTCTAAGCCACGAAGCGCGTTGCGCTCTTGCATAGCCGCTTGCGCTTCTTGCATCTTCAACGCGTTCATTTCTTGCGCTTGACGGCCACCTTGAATTTGCTGAATGGCAGCATAGTCAGCCAGCATGTTTGGCTGCTGAATTTCCGGTGCGCGGAAACTCATCGCAATGTTGGGATTTACGAGTGCCATGATCAGTCCTTAAGCGTTTGACCCGTAAGAAAATCTTGCGTATGGGTCTGAATATTCAGCCGCACCACCACCACCAATAGCACTGGTTGGCCTATTAAGCATTTGTTGAAATAGCGCGTTGCGGTCTTGACCTTGGCCGTAGTTTATGTACTGACCCAAGCCTTGCGACAGCGCGTTAGCCCCGCCCATGTAGCCAGATGCGCGGGCCTGCGCGGCTTGAGCGCCAGCCTCACCTACGCCAGTTGCCATTGCTTGACCAGCTTGGCCTAGCTGGCCCGTAGAGGTTTGAGCCATACCGGCCAAAGATTGCAACGGGTTAAGACGAGCCTGACGCTCAGTCTGGTAGCGATTAAAAGCGTTGGTGTACTCTTGGCTACCCATTTCTTGGCCGTAGCGTTGCGCGGCCTTGAGAGCGCCGCCAGAGATCAGCCCACCACGGGCAGCAGCTTGACGGTCAAGCGCCTTTTGGCCTTCAGACAACCGAAACGCATAGCCTGGGTCTGCTTGAAACTCGCCCATGCCAAACGGCGTGTACCTAGATGCTGCCTCTAGTTCTGGCAACGCACGAACACCAACATCGCGGAACGGGGCTTGCAATTCAACTTGACGATTGAACTGTTCCTGTTGCAGTTGAGCCGCACGATCAGCCGCACTGGCTTGCGTGCGTGCGGCGCGGTTAGCGGCCACACCGCCTACTAACGCGCTGCCTATGATTGCTGTTTCAATGCCCATTTTTAATTCTCCTTAACCAACATACCGCTAACAGACTCTTTAAAGCCAAGCCGTTTTAAAACATCGTACATGTAGTCATGCCCTGGAGTAACTTTTGTGGTCACTCTACCAGACTGAAAAAAGTTTTTCCACAGACTTTTTGTCAGCCATTTCTTACGCCATTCTGGCAAAACTGAGATGTGTAACTCGTCATCTTTTTTGTACACCGCGCCAATGATGTCCCCATCGCGTTTAATTGCGCTTATTGTCCAATCTTTTACCCCAGCGCAATAGTTCTCAAACGATATTGGAGCGCTCCAATCCGTTGCCTCGTAGCCTACCCGAAGCGCCGCGTCCCGATCATCCAATAATTGCGTTGACATCAGATTATTCCAAAAGCAGATTGTTGTTAGACGCAGCTTGCATGATGACCCAATTTGTGCCGTCAGACACTATTGTCGCCCAATTTCCCACAACATCCAAGAGAATTGCCGTTCCAGCCGAAGTGCCGTCAAGCGGCACAACATTACTTGACGCTGACACCAAAAGCTGCGCTTGCATATTTTTGAAGGTCACTTGGCGCCCAGTGTAGCCCGATGGCGTTGGCAGGGTAACGGTACAGGTCGAGCCTGACTTGTTGTTGATGACCCAAGAATCAGTGTCTGCTAGGGTAAAGTTTGCAGTCTTTGTAACTGGGGCTGTACCTGTAAAAGTTGTCCATTCTGGCGCAGCACTGGGGCCATTGGTTTTAAGCACCTGCCCAGCAATCCCCGGATGAAGTTTTGCCAAAGTGGTTGTGGTGTTGGCATACAGTAAATCGCCTACCAAATAAGACGAAATACCCGTGCCACCATTGATCGCAAGGGTTACGCCAGTCCCCTCGCCAGTAATTGTGTACAGATTGTAAAAAAACCGATACCACTCCCGCGACATCAACCCTGATCGTGGATCAATAAGCTCAACACGGGGCGCCGTGATTTGAGTGACGTTGGGCGTTGTAGCCATTATGCGTTTGTGGGGCTAATCAATAATTCAGCGCCCATGATGGCCGTTTTAACCGGATCGGTCATTGATATTTCGTAAACCCGATCACGCAACTTGAGCGTCATGCCAAGCCGGCGCCAAAAGACGCGGCGGTAATACTCGCCGATCTTGCCCATTTTGCTCAAGTGTTCATTTGACCAGGTGTGACCGCCATCGTCAGAAAAGCGCAACATGATCTCAGGGTCGCTGCCTTGGCCGGTGACCAGCCCCGTGCCCGACTCACAGTCAAGTTGTAGGCTGTGCTGCGCCGTGCGCTTGAGGTTGTTTTGACCTGTTGGCAGCGCCCGCCACGACCGCAGCCACTTCTGAATGCCGCCATTGTCAGCGTACACGTCCAAGTCAAGGGTATAGATGTTGCCGCTTTCATAGTCACCCACTACCGTATTGCCGCCAAAGTTGCATTGGCAGTTGCTGCGGTGGCGGGTAAATTCGCCCGTTGCGGTGTTCCAGCCAGCGCGTTCGTGCCACGCTTGCGTAGCCACA